GAGTGGTTTAACATGGAAAAAACAAAAAGTTTCTCTAATCACATAGAATTTATGGTTCTTATGGTGACATTGATCTGGGTATTCTATCTTTTAGATGGAAAAATAGAGAGAAGCACTTCGGCACAAAGCGAAAGAAGCGATAGACTTTATGAAATGTTTATCGATCTTCTTAAGGAGAAAAAATAATGGAAGAATTAATTAGATTTCTGGGTGAATTCAACAATCAAACTCTTTTGGCTATGACTGCAATTTTATGGTATTTTACACGAAATATCAGAAATGAAATCAAAAAAGAAGTGGATGAAATAAGAAAAGAAAATTCTATACAAGCAAAAAGATCTGATAAGCTTTACGAAATGTTCATCGATTTGCTTAAAGAAAAAAAATAATCACCAAGGTCAAGGAGGACCCATCATGAAAAAAATATTTGTTATATTATTGTTATGCGTATCGACAACATGTTTTTCTGAAAAAATATCTTTTAAAAATGAAATCTGTAATGAATTGGTAGAAAAAGCTAAACAAGGATCTTTAAAAGCTCATGAAGATCTAGCTTTTTTTTACTTTCATTTAGACTATGATGTTGACGGAGCTTATTGGGCAAAAAGAGGCGCTGATATAGGGTGTGCAAAATGTATGTATATGATTGGTCTTTCTTATCTTCATGCAATAGGTGTAAAAGAGAATTTTTTGGATGGATGCGTTTGGATGCTTAAAGCCGAAAGAAAAGGCGAAATAAGAGCAAAAGAATATTTGGATCTTTGGATTAGAAATGACAAACAATTTAGATTTTATTCTCCAGAACTAAAGGAAAAATTATTTAAATCTGCACAAAGAGTTTTTGAAAAAGAAAACGGTTAAGACACCCGTTGATAAGAATAACCACCCAGCTTCACCAGAGCGTGCATCGCTGCACCAAGACTAGGAGTGACGCCCTTTTTCCAGGAGTGCCAAGCATTCTTACCGGAAGTTTTAGGTGCTACCGCTCCTCTACGAAATACATCGAATATGAATGGAGGAACTTTATCGTAGGAATAGACAGGACCGTTTTGCTGAGGATATTCCCCTTGGAATTTAACCAAAAGTCTGCCATTTTTGGGGTCATATTTGAACGAGTTTATGTTTGAGCTTGGAAAAGGACCCGGTGTAAGTTGTGGTGTTGGAGCTGTTGTCGCTGACGTTAACTCCTGTTCTTCGCGAAGCTCCAATATCCTTTTTTCTACGTGTTGGAATACCTGAGCAAGCATCTCTTTCAACTGATCACTCAGAGGCTCTCCACGATCCGTTATAGCCTGAACAACGTCTCTTAAGGCCTGCTTAAGCGCGTTTATTTGGTCTTCTGGATTCATTGAGGCTTCTCAATTAACGCATTTAGAATAATTGCTGCTATGATAAGCATCATACCGATCAATGCATGCATAGAATATCTGGATCCAAACATAACAAATTGAAGATACAAAATCGATGCAGCTGAACAGATCCACTTTTCATGCTTTTTTATTTTCATTACATTTTCAGAATGTTGCTTAAGGCATCCATTAGAGCCTGATCTTGCGCTCCAACCTGTTTGTTCATATTTCCATAACCTTCATTAAACCGCTCTCTTTCCTCCTCCAAGAAGCTTTTCTTTTTTTGCTTATGTTCAGTGAATTTCTTCAATGCTTCTTGTTTTGGACTTTTTCCATAGACAGATTCGATGATCTGGCTCCACTGTGTGTTATGGTCTTTAGTCAGCCTATCGATTAATGGACGGAAGTTTTTGTTCGTTTGAGCGATGGCACCGGCTTCCACGGGAGTTCTTCCTTTTCCAATCTGCTCTTTCATGAAGTTGTTGAGTTCAGGGGAATATTGTTCGATAACGTTCCGATCTTCTTTGGCCTCTTCTTGCGGCATTTGTTCTTTTATGAAATCCATTCCTTCTCGGATATCTAACCCAAATTTCTGGCCTGCACGAAGAAATTTTCCGATCTTTGGACTAAATTTATCCAAAGCCTTCATAGCCATATCTACAGGTAGTTTTTCATTTAATAATGGAAGAATCTTAGAAAAACCATAAGATCCCGCTGCTGTTAATGCTGTTTTTCCTCCCCTTTTCAGAAGATCTCTCAATGTTTTATCTCGACTGATTTCTGACTCGTAAGCTGCTTCATCCGGTCTCATTTTTTATTTCCTCCGACTGCCCTTCTAATCGATTCTGTTAAATAGAATGGAAACACTAATATATCTCCCCAATGTGGAATTATATCGGATTCTCCTTCGGCAATTTCTCTTCTCTGCCTTTCATTCAAAGACAAATCTTCTTGCTGTTCTCGAAGCAAGTCGAAAAATTCTCTTTCATCAAAAAACGGATCTTTAGACTTTATGCGATGAGCAATGCCTAAAAGACTATCTCCGGAATTAATCATTTTTGAGATATCTTTCGCATACTTTAAGCTTCTATTTATAGTAGAATTAGGAGAAGGAGAAATATTTTCTTCTATATATTTTTGAATTTTTTTGTTTGGCTCAAAAGCTATATCGGAAGCGCCCTGTTGAGACAGTTTCATCTTGGAAACCAACATTTTTTTGTATTCTTCTGAATTCCCAGAGTCCTTGAAAATTCTAGAATATTGCTCCAGTTTTTTTAGGGGTGTTTTTCCTTTAATTAATGATTCTATTCCAGTTGTACTGGCAGTTGTATCAAACTCTTTTTTTGCTTTAGCTGTTTCTAAGGCTTTTGCGGCCCATTTAGATGTAATATCATCTGTAGTGAGATTAGGATTTTCTCTCAGGTCTCTTTGCATGCTCCTTTCAATATTAGCCTGCATTTCTCCGGTTATATCTTGAAATGTACCCTCTGGAGATTTTTGAAGAACTTTTTGTAATTTTCTATCAAATTCAGAATTAAGATTCTTTCTTTGTTCATCAAAATATTCCATTTGTTTTCTATAGTCTTCTGGAGATCCTAAGAATCTTTCTTCGTCATTTGACGCTAGTTGTTCTGCTTTTTCTGGAAGAAATCCTTGATTTATATATTTAGAAACCGCTGCATTTCTTTGCTGCGGCGTCCATCTAACGCCAGGAACAAATTTTTGAGCCAAAGGATTTTCTTGAACTATTTGAGGAGGAGATTCCGATTCTTGTGCTTGAAAAGGTTTTTGAGCTTGAGCAACCTGCCTCAACATCTCTTCTTGTTTTGGCATCGAAGACTCTCTATTCATTCTTTGTTTACTATCTTGATGCTGACCTTCTCGACCTTCACTAGAACCACCAGACATTTCTTGAGAAGAAGATTTCCCATAAGCATTTCTCACATTTCTCATCTTGAGAAGTTCCCCGAAGGTCTGAATCATTTGTGGGGTCGCGGGAAGAGATGCAATATAAGCCATTTGCTCAAGAGGATCATTTTCTTGCATTGAAGAAAGATTTTTAAGTCCCGAAGCAAGTCGGTATCTTTCAACCTCTTTTGGTAGCTGTTCAGAAAGTCCTCTTCCAAAACCTTCTCCTAATCTTCCTATACCACTTGCGGGGTGAATTGAATATGACATGATTACCTCTTTTTAACCGTAAGGACCTTTAGAACCCATTTTATAAGGATTGCTGAATCCTCCCATAAGTTGTCCAAATGCATTACCAAGACCGGATCCAACTGACCCAAATAACCCTTGGCTTCCAGGCTGCGTCATAACATCTTGAGAGAAGTTTCCTAGACCTGTTTGTCCAAGACCTGAAAGACCAGAAGCTGCGCCCTGTTTTAGATTCGCTCGCATCGCGGCTAATCTTTCCTGAAGATTTGTCCCGGCCTGTACGCCCGCATTTCTAAATCCGCTAGACGAAAGCCCCCCAGAACCCATTCCAGCGAATTGTTCAGCGAGTCCGGGAATAATGTTTTCATTAAAATTCCTCATTTCAGGGGCAAAGAATTGTTCCATGAGTTCTGGATTATCCTCTAAGATATCTCTATAATAGTCCGAGGATTGCCCAAAAGCTCCTTCTCCGCCCCTTCCCTGCAATGCAGACATCAATTGACTAAGCAAATCTTCCTGCCCTGGAAGTAGCGTGGAAACTCTTTTATGTTTCTCTTTCGATCCGAAAAGAAATTTTCCTAATTGTCCAAATAATCCCATTATGCCTCCAGAATGTACTCCACAAACGCAAACGATCTATCGAAAACGCCTGGAGAGATTATATTTATATTTGTTGCGTCCATTGTAACATTTTGCGGATCTGACATGGTGATAGCGTTAAAAGTTGTTGAATTTGTAGCAGACACCCATAGATCTATCAACGTGAAATTAATATCAAAATTAATTCCATGCGCAACGCTTTTTGCTCCAACAACTAGAGCCCCGCAATCAATCACCTTTCTAAAAATAGCCCTGAATTCACCTTGAGATGCTGTAGAAGGGACAAATTGTCCACCTGTTAACAGTTCTTCTTCGAGATAGAATCCTATTTCTCTTGCATTCACTCCATTAGATACTTTCCGAAACATTTCAACAGCAAAAGGCCTGGCATCTTTCCATTCTTCCGGAATGGCATCATATACAGGCACAAAACTCTCGAATTTCTGACTGGTGATCGATGTCATAAAAAACTTAATATCCTATAGCCGTCCAATAAAAACTTGCATAACTCGTGCTTCCTGTAAACATCCATTGAAATTGTGTAGCAGTCGGATTTCCAAGGACAGCTAAAGTATTGGCGCTCGAAGTATTTGCGACAGCTCTCAATGTCAGATTTATTGCGAAACAAGAATTTGGGAATGGAATCGCTCCTGCTACTCTATCTTTAAATGTGACAGTACCAGTCGGATTAGACGTACCCGGAAGAATGACAAATCCCCATTGTAAAAGCATTCCTGCTATCCACACCCAACCGTCACTTGTTTGAAGCCTTCCGCTCAGTTGCGACAGTGTGTTTGCTCCGGTGAGTGTAAATAATTGCGTATCAACCGTTGCACCTGTGGCATCAGGGGTATAGTCTTTGGTAAAAACAATCTGCGTTCCCGCTACATTTGTAGGATTACCTGTCCTCTTTATGATATGGATATCTTGATGGTATCCTATATTTGTCGCAGATGTATAGGGTGAATGGTCAACCCCATAAACAGCGTTTAACTGACTGAAATTCGTTTTGATTTGCCCTTGGCTATCAGCTAAGAAGTCTGTAGCAAGAGGAATATTTGGATTGTACATTTTAAACTCCTTGAGCTAGTTGACGGCCCGCCGGGCGCATCCATAAAATTTGAGCATCTATTTCCACTTCTTCTTGATAGGGATCACCCGACATTTGTTCGTCAGAAAAAGTAAACTGCAAAGTGATAAAGGCGCCTCTAGCATTGCAATAGATTCTCTGCCAATTCTTAGAAGATCCTCTATCGACTTGTGAATATGTTGGAATTACAGAGTTGAAGAACACATCTGGATTGATGGTAGAATCAGTCTGATTATCTGGATACACGTTCACTGGCTCACTATCGTTATAATCTACAAGAACATTCATTGTGATCTCTCCATTATCCGTATCATTCATGAGTATGTCCATGAAGCCGAACTGGATATTTTGACCATCATCTAGGAAGTTAAATTTCTTGCTCGTGATATCAAAATTATCTCGAATAGTGATAGATCCGCTGCCTATATATGTTGCAGGGGCATCTAGCTGAGGATCATCGAACTTCTTAGTTGTAGAATTAAATTTGAGTAAGTAAAAACTGTTAACATCTACAACACTCACCATAAATACCATACCATTCAAAGAGCTGAAAGGAGTACCTGACGGAATATTCAATATCTCTATGATCTGATCCGATTGTAGATTGTGGTTAGGACTAACGACAAGTGTGGGAGTTGGAGTATTGCCGACGATATTCTGAATATAAAGAGCAATATCATTAGACACCTGCGCCTGGAAGTTTTCTTGTCCTAAATAATGAATAAATCCCTGATGATTTCCCCCAATAATAGCCGGAAATAGAGCAGCTTCATTCTGCCAAGGAAATTTCAGATTTTCCCATTGATTATCTGGATTTCCATCGTTAGGGAAATCCTGCCATTTCAAAGACGATTGAGGCTGAAATGTTCCTAAACATGTGAAATTATCAGTAAAAATCGCCCAAGAATCATCTTCATAGTTATATACGAGTCTTCTGTTCGGATATCTGGCTCTTGTCTCAGATGCTGGATAGGTCCAATAGGCTAAACGCTGTTGGAAATCTCTGATTCCATGAACGCGTTTGGTGCCGTCTGTTTCATTATTAAAGCGGAATACAAGATCGGGGATTTTAACATCTATACGTGTACTCTGGTAGCTATCGCAAGATACTACTCCCTTATCCCCAATACCTACTAAAGATGTGTCGAATTGAACTGCGCTAAATGTGCTCTCTGCTCCTAATTCTGTGTTGACTTTTTCAATCTGAAAAGGAGCGATTGATCTTCCCGTGTAACGCAATTGCCAAGTGCTTCTTTCGCAATAGATGACTAGATTATCTCGGACGAATCCAACAGAAACGATATCTTCTGCTGTTGGAATATCAAGAAATCCTCCTTGACCGGGAATATCATCTCTCCAAGCGTTGGCATTTACAGTCGCTACAGCTGCGCTAACTACGCTGAACGGATTGCCTATAGCCGACCATCTGATTCGCTGTCTCTGCTGAACAGAGGCGGCTAAATTAGCGCCTTCAAATGTATTAAACGTCAGCATTCTTCCTCGAAATGGAAGCATAGCAAGACATTGAGCTAATACATTTCCTGCGCTATCGATTTGCGGTGCAAAATCTACCCATACAAGACCGTTTGTATATCGAATAGGATCGCCCGAAGGCCCTGAAAAGTTTGTAACCCAAAATATTTTTAAATTACCCGCTCCCACCCAATAATTAGTCGACCAAAAGAAATTGGAATCACTTCCCGTCCACGTGGTTCCTGGTATAAATTCCTGCCATCCACCTAAATATCTATAGGCATAGACTGTGTCAAAAGCTATTGTTTGTTCGCTATTTATATTTGAAAGCTCTCTTGATCTCAATCCCATTACGGGAAGACCAGGAAAATAATTCAAATTAGCTGTAATTGCAGCCCCTGCAACACCACCGGTGATAGTTATGGCCATTGTCGAGTAGTTGACATCTCCAGATCCTCCGGGAAATCCCGATAAAACCCCTAATCCATTGTCTGTGAATGTATTAGTGCCATCCGTAATGACTAATGATCCGACCTCTATTTCTCCCGTAGATTCTAATGAAAGAATAACTCGTATATTTCCGCTAAAATTACCCGATCCATCAAGATTTCCTAATGCTTGAGCCGTTAAAATGCGTCTTAGTCTTCCAAGAAGTCTATATCCATTCTTACGCAATATTCTTTCTCTCCACAAATAAGCATTTGTTAAAACAGGATAAGCATCCGCTGGAAGAATGAAATTTTGCCGACTCTGAACCAATCCTGTTTCGTACTTTTTGATGTAGAGAGGGGTGTAATAAGCCATTTAGTATCCAATTCCCCAATAATTCGATAGATATGGATTAGGCAAAGTGGAATTGAATAGTGTATAGTTGGGCATTCCGATCTCTTCGATTCCTTGGCGTTCAAGAACTAGAGCTTCTTGACGTTTCATTCCCTCCATAAGCATATTCACAGAATCGAAGTCATTTCTATCCCGCTGAATCTCACAAGCTACTCCAAAGCATATGTATTGCCACCATTGATCTAGAATGGGGTGACTGTTTGTTTCCATAAACTGAACGGGCGTGAGATATACTTCTATTTCTATTTTATGGATCTGTTTAGGAACCGGCCTTATTGTCATCAAATTATTCCAAAACAACATCGTATAAGGTCTTCCTGGCTGATACTGAGACACTCTCAAGATCATATTTTCTCCAGAAGCTGGAGTAATGCCTACCAAAGCAAAATTTATGGAAAATGCTCCGGTGACATAGTTGACAGATCCTATATCTGTAGGATTATACAACCCGGGATTACCCAGATTAGTATTGTACATTCCAGGAACAGCAGGATTAGTATTGATAGCAGGTACAGAAGTTTGTGCATTGGGGGAAACATAATACATCCTTCCTTGTCCATTATCTGTAACAGTAATGGCATTTCCAGCAGTATCGACTCCCCCTAAAATTACCTCATTTCTTAAAAAAGGCCCCTGCACAGTGAAGGTAAAGGACTGTGTGACACCATCTCCAGATATTGGCTGAAATGTGGTGGCAATGCGGGGCCAAAGATTATAAAACTGGACTCTATCTTTGTAGAAACCTCCCTGAATTCCATCCACATATAAAGGAGCTCTAACCCCTTGGTTATAATTTACATCTAGAGGATATGTGTCGATATAAGGTTGAGTATAAAAGGTGTAAACATCCCGCATCACATCCAGCTTGATAGCGTAAGGAAAATCTTGATTGTAGAACGTATTTATATACTGATCTAAATCATTGTCGGACAAAGAGCTTTGACCCGGAGAGTTTGTAAGCCTTCTTACCTTTTTCCTGATCGCTAATAATGTAGAATCTGCTTGCGGGACGCTCATTTTTTATCCTTAGAAGCTAAGTGGTACAAATTCATGAACAATTTCCTGTTCATCTCGAGATAATGGAGCGCCTCCATTTACATCTTTTCCCCCCACACTCTGAAGACCTTCTCTTTTAGGAATTCGTGAAGCATTTACTTCTTCTACAAGTCCTTTGGGTACGTCGTATGTGTATTCAGGAATAAACTTCCATATTTGAATGGGTTCTCCAGGACCAGCACAATAAGGTTTTTCTAATCGCTCGTTAATTCCTCTACGATTTATATATCTAGCTTTCACTGTCTTCTTATCGTCTTTCAGCTTCTTTTTGGCATCCTCTGCATGCTTTGGATCCATTCTTTTAAAATCATCGTAAGGAACAGAGTTAGGAAGATTCTGAATCAATCCGTGCTGTTCTCCTGTAGCTGTACACATAACTATGTTAGACATTAATTGCCCTCATTATTTAAGCTTTGAAAAGCAATCCTATTCGTCAGGTTGCTGTAAGAGAGGTTGTTAGACCCTGCCGGCCCTAATGAGGCCGGTTTTGTTCCTGAAACAGGAACAGAAAAAGAATCGAAATTTCTTGAATCCATATCCACTGAAAAATCTGATCCTGAAACGCCTAATATTTTTACGGTTTGTCCGTTTGCTTGCTGCATTCCATATCCAAAAGGAATATTCAATCTCACCAGTTGTCCAGCGATATAAGTATTCACTTGTGTAACGGGATCTGCGCTGATTGTTATTACTGCTGGATAAGCTTTTGTGATCGCTGTGATTTCCAATGCACTAGATATCTGAATCGTTCCCGGAAGATATGTATTCGCATTGTTTGGGTAACTCATATTTTTTGTGTTTTCCTTTATGGCAAACTTTACATAACCATATGACATCTAACGGTCTTGAATAATCCTCATGATGTCCTTCCGGTTTACACTCTATTCCACATTCCGAACATTGATTCGGTCTTTTAACTACTCCCAATTTAATGGCATACATCACCATTTTATGGGCGTTAAATTTTGGTTTATTTTCTTCTTTACGATGTTCTCTCCACCGTTTTTGTCTAATTCTTTCTTTTAAAAAAAAGTTTTTATCATTTTTACGTCGTTCTTTTTCTTTTTCATTGATTTCTTTCTTTTTGGGCTCTCTAAGTTCTCTTCTACGAGCATTTATACGATCTTTGTTAAGTTCTTTATGCCTTTTTTGAGAGGCGCGGATAGATTCCCTGTTTTTTTCGAAACTTTTTCTGAGCTGTTCCCTATATTTTTCTGGATTTTCTGCTCTTTTTCTTTTCCTTGTTTCGGATTTACATTTCTTACAATCATAAGAAATTCCTCCTACCTGTGTTTTATCTTTATGAAACTCTTCGAATGATTTCTCTTCTTTGCAAATATAACATTTTCTATTCATGGCATCCTCCATTTTCATAAAGGATGCCATACGTGGAGATAACAGTCCAGTTCTAAACTACACGATCACACCCGTCTCAGACTTATACGCTTGCCATACAATTACATCTCCGTTACTTCCTGCAGGAGACTGGGTTCCGGCGGAAATGTACATATATGGAGTAAACTGACCTGTGTGGAAAGGAGGATAATTAAAGTCATATCCAGTTTGCACACCAGTGATATAGTTTTGCTGAGTTCTTTGACCAGCGGGCCCAAGAGTCGCAAATAGAGTAGTTCCCGGAACCGCAGTGCTTGCAGGGAATGCAAACGCCGTAAACGCAGAACTATCGATATCTACAGTCATTGTATAAGTTCCGACAGCCACAATTTTTCCTGTGAGACCATTGATTTCCTTCATTCCAAAAGATTGTGGAACGCTGAAATAAATGAGTTCTCCAACGACGTAATTGTGAGCGCAAGAAACTGTGATGACGGCTTGAGTAGCCTGAGAAATCTTTGTGATATAAAGATATCTAGGCTCTACTGCATTAAGCAGCGAAATACGACGACCGATAACGGCTGTAGCTGCAGCAGCAAATCCACTTGAATCTAGACCAAGAAGAGTAAATCCTGATCCAGAAACGGAACTGATGGTAAAATCCATACCTGCGATTTGGAGCATTCCTGTTGTTCCATAAAGACGAACACGGTCTCCTTCGGAGTAAGTATTTGTCATTGTAACAACCGCACCATTGGCCTGTGAAATCGCTGTACCTGTAACTGCACTTTCTACATAAGGAACAGTTGTTACATAAGTAAAACCATTCGAGGCTGTAGAAGTAGAGAAAAGGTCCGCATTCATTGCGCTGGTGTTATTGGTTTTTTTCCAACGAATACCATCATTAGCATTAAATGCGCCTCGATACCATTCTGCCATTACTACACGCCCTGTGGCATTAGTAGTGGAAAGTTGAGTAATATTTTTAGTTACAAAATAGTCAGCAGAACTAGGAATTGAAATGTTCACACCCACCCCTGTAGAAGTAAACTGACCTTGAGTGATAATAGTCATACCCATGATTTACTCTCCTATGTTGGTTGAAGTGTTGTTACGTTTAGACCAGAGATCCAGTTCTGATTTGTGATTGCGCGAGCAATCGCAAAACGACAGTACAGTCCGCTATTTTGTGCAACGGAAGACACGACCCAAGCTGGACGAGAACCGACCACTGCTGTGTATTGGTTCTGTTCAATTTTTGCCGCTGCTTCTAGACCATACATTGGAACGGTATAGACTGTTCTTCCGAGCATAGAGGCTCCTGGATTCTTAGCGGCTTTAGAAGACACGAAGAATCGGAATCTACTGATAGAGCAATACTCTTCAGGACGAAGTCCTTCTTGTGAAGGATAAGCGTTCTTGAGAAGAACCCCTTGAACTTTTTGTAGGTCTGCAGTGATAGCAGTATTGGCCAAAGCAATAAATGCGTCACGGGTGGGCCCGGTCGAAAACTTATCCATCGCATTGATGGATTCTAACATCGTGCGAGCATCGTTATTTAAAAGGATGGTCTCGATGTTGTTTACATCATTCAAAGAGATGTTACTTGGGGAATCGGCATTAATGCCCCCTGTGGCATTTAGATATGTGACGCTAGAAGCAAAAAGGTCTCTCATTAGGAGATCTTCTTTTTCTCTCATCCACTGGCCGAGAAGAGCTGTAAACTTAGAATAAGTTTTGGGGTTTTCCCACAAAATAACTTGCTCGTTCACGACAATGGATTTCGCATAGATTTCCATTTTTGCATCGATATCGCTACGTATGGGGACTTCTGGAGCAGGATCAATACCTGAACCATCAAGTTGGCCGCCGTCTGTAGAAAGACGCTCGAATCGACTCATACGAGTCGTTTTACCCAGATAAGCTTCCGCATGATAAAGGTCCACACCGAATGAGTGGATCAAATTAAATTGAGGGGTGCTTAAGAAGTCTTCCAATGCCTGGACTGGAACTTCTGGGGCTAGATTATAAATATTGGTAATTCCTGACGGAGATGTCATACTAACCTCGTTTAAGTAAGTGATGTTTCCGTCGATGGCGAGTCAACAAAATCAGCCTTACACTGGCGAGGTGTATATTCAGCCGTAGGGTAGCGAAGCCTTATTTTCTGCTAAGAATGGATCTATCTAATGACGGGATTATTTGGAATGATTTTTTTGAATGTAAAGCGGCTTTACAAAAAGGAAGGGGACAGAAAGCCCCCATTCCAGACCAAGGGGGATGGCCTTTAATTTGGAGATTTCATATCTCTTTGCATGCGCTCCCAGTTTTGTCTGCGCCTTTCTTCTGTAAGCTTCCAAGGAGATCCTGTAGGAGCAGTATCTGTAATACTAGGTGAAGATGCTTGAGGTTTTTTCATGTTATTCTCAATTCGTTTTGCATCATCATTTTTATTCTGATAAGGGACAAATCTTTTTACTGCTCTATATACCATGTTCCATTTTTCGAAACTATCTGGCATATGCTGCAATCCTGCTGCGACTTCAGGGTAATGATATTCTAGATAATCTATATTTTCAGAGGTGCAGACGGAATCGAAATCATTGATTTCTTTTCGGATTTTATTAGGAAGTTCCTTATTTTCTCGTTCTCGTCTTTCTTTTTCTTCCTTTTCTCTCTCTCTCTTCAATAATTCCTGTACTTTCTTTTCTAATCTCTTTTCCTCGTCCTCATCTTCTTCATGTTGATTAGGAACAGGTTTATTTAAGATAGCTTCCATCGCTGCTTGAAGGGCTGCTGCCTCTTCTTCTTTCTGTTTAGCTCTCCTTTCGGCGTCTTCTTTGGCTTTCCTGTCCTTTTCTTTTTCTTCTCTGAATCTCTTCCAATTTACCTGATTTTCTTCAGATTTGATGGAAGGAGATTCCTCTTTAGGCTCTTCAACTTTTTGTTCTATTGTTGTATCTTGTGGAACATCAATTTTTTTAATCTCTTCCATGGATCTCCTATGAATAACGATGAAATAATGTATATGGAAATGGCAAAAATAAAAGATTTTCTACTGAAAACTGTAGATAATTACCAGAATTACATAAAGAAAAGTTCTTTAGATTTGCCCCTTGAATGCCTTTGTTTGTCGAAACAAACATTAAATTTACTCCGAAAGCACGGATTCAGAAGGGTTTTCGAACTTTCCGCAACTGATTTGACTAAAATCAAAGGCCTCGGGGATGACAGATTGAGAGAAATCGCTGACAGGATGGCTGTCTTTGATGTTATGTAATTTGAAATGCTCCTCTTGAGATAGCATAGAAACTTTCTGATCTCCTCGAATGAAATTCCAGAATGTGCCCCTAAAGAAAGCTTTAGACCAAGCCTGCATTGTCTGATATCTCTTATCTACAATCAATCCAGGAGTCGCTAATTCCGCCATTACTTCAGGGCACGGTAGCACCCAAAGTCTTTTGATGATGCGATCTGCTTTTTTATTATATAAAAATACGGCTTGATTGGGTCTAGGAGAGGGAAGCCAGGGCCAGCAATAAAACTTCCTTCTTTTCAGATTGTGGATCAGTTTGTCTTCAGCCAGAATCATGACAACACAAAACTCGTCTTGATCGATATGATCTTTGTAGTTTTGTACTGCTTGATATAGCTGATCTTCTAAATCATCGGTAACACCTAAAGCCAGATCGCGAGCATCATATCTAGTATTATCTTTTAGTGCTTGGTTGGCAAGCTGGCCTGCTGTTTTTTCTACCATCAATAATCCGTTTCATTGATTTTGACGTGTTCGCGTGGCCATTCTTTAGGATTTTTAGCGATCCAATTATCCAACTGGTTACTTTTTTTAGCCTTCGGAAAAATTGAATCGCTAACGTCCACTTCCCAATGGGTTTTGGATTTCTCCATTGCCTCTTTACGGTGGTCTTTCTTGTGCATGTTAATACTTCATTTTATTTTTCTTAACATAACTCGCAAGAGCATCTGTGGACTCTTTGAGTTCTTTTGGATTATCCATGCCATACTTAGCGTATTTTAAATCGCAGCAAGACGCTGGACTCATGGATTTTTCTTCGTGGCCTTTCTTCATTACTCTGAAGCCTTCGCCACCGCCTTCTCTTTTCATAACATTTCTCCTGTTGAAGTTGTTTGTAACACATTTTCTTGAGGTTGTAAACCTGATTGCTGCTGTTTCATCGCATAGACTAGATCTATGGCCTGTTTAAGTTGTGTGAGCTGAATACCTTCTAGCTCCATAGCTATTTTCAAAATATTCAGATCTGCTTCGGTCTGTTTATGTTCAGTAGAAGCCATATTACTTTCAACAGCAGAGAGTTTTTCTGATGCAGAAGCCATTAATTCTTGAGCTTTAGCCTGATCAACCATTGTCTTGGCTTGAATAGACTGAGATTGCTCTTGCGCTTGCTGCTGTTGTTGCTGCATTTGTCCCTGAGCCTGTTCTTCCATGTCTTGGATAAGCTGCTTCTTATTTGTGATAAAAGCCGCCCTGATGATGGTCTTATCTGGAATAGGAATTCCCATCTCTTTGAATGTAAGATATTGCTGCAGTTCTGTTTGACGCTGTGTTGTAGAGTAATTTCCTTCTTCAACAGAGACGCCATATTTTTGGCTGATATCGGTAAAGAACCTTGGATCTGGATCTTTTCCTAAAATGGCTCGCACTTTACCTTTAGAGAAGTTCTTCCTTATAGCCTTTAGTCGTAGTTTCCCATATAGTCTCTGAGTCATATCGGATTTATCGAATATGGTTTGTAGAGTGACTAAACCGGCTGACTGTCTAAGCATTGCAAGAATACCCGCTTTATCGTCTTGAGCCATCCCTAAAAGTTCTTCGTTAACGCCTGTAATATTTGTGATATCTTCTGCTAGATTTCTAGAAAGTTCAATAAGCGATTGGGGAATGGATGTAGGCTCAATTCTTTGTATTTCGCTGGGTAATCTTCCCGCTTTTAATGGAATAAGGAAAGCATCGCCTCCTGAAGCTTGTCTAAAAGCTTTAGGATCGGTCACTGCATCGATCGGATAAATCCATCCCGCATTAATTTGGGATTGAAGTATCTGAAGCTCGATGACCTTTCTCATGTTATAGAGAAATTGAGCGTCACGGACGTTCCTGATGTAGCCCATAATACGGCCACTGTATGATAAGACATCTGGTTCATGGTAACACAAATGAGGTACACACGGATATTCGTCAACATTTAGAAAATTCGCTCCGTGGTAAACAATTTTATCCCCTACTTGTAGAACCATTTTTACAGTGGGAATATCTTTTTCTACAACTTTTAGCCAGGGCTGTTGGTAAAGAATCTGTTTGATAAGATCTTCTTCATCGTCTTCTCTCTCTTCCCATTCTGTAGCTTCTCCCGTATAGGGATCGATGATAATTTTAGCCTTTCTGGATGATCTATAATAAAACTCATCATAGGTGAATAAATTTGAAAGCTGTAAATTTTGCAATTCTGCTTGAAGAGGAAATCTGCCGTCTTTAGCGCCACTAGGGCGTATATTTTTGAGTTCTTCTTCATATCCTGGTAATAATGAGTTTAATGTCTGTCTAGAAACCCATCTTCTTCGCCATATACCGTTGCAATCTGTGAGGTCCATTTTATGGAAATTCTGATCCCACAATACATTGTTGAAACTCACACTATCTGTAAATAAATCACCAGAAACAGGGTCGTAGGTATAATCTGGATACATCCATAGCCAATTTATGCCAACATCAATTCCGCCTTCAAAAGATTGGCTGAAATACTCTTGGAAGTTATCTCTATCCTCGCACCATCTCAAAGCCTTATTGTAATTATCACACAATTCATCGGTGTCTTCTTGGTTAGGAATGGTGATAGTGGACTTTCTATTTTTCCTTTGAAATCCTGAGATCATGTTTCCATGTCTTCGGATCAGATTGAAGAAAAACTTCTGATATTGCTGATAATTCTGCCCCCAAGCAGAGCTGTAAAGACTGGAGTCGCCTATCTTAAATCTTTTATCGATTGCACCTTGCATCCATATAGCCGAAGCACCTGTATATTGGGCATTATAGAACCAATCCATCATGGATTTAAGATTCTTATTTGAGACGTCGGACGGATCTACATATCCAGAGGATTGGTTGTAGCTTCCTTTTTGATAAGAACTCATCTTGACCTATGGTATAAAATCGTCTATACACATTGACCGGTATTTGATAAAGAATTTTGGAGAGAATTTATGTGGATAAGTGTTATTGCTTTGCTATTCCTCGTAGGATGCGAAGCATTTAATGAAAAATTTGGTGTAAAAGATGACAATATTGTCGAAGAAATATTAGAAGATGTAATCAAAAAAGAAACAGGTATCGATATGGACCTTACGCCGAGCAGCGAAGAAAAATGACGATTAAGAAATTAGATCCTGTTCTATTTTCGTGTATGCTAGGAATATATTCATCGATAAGTCTAATGGAATTCTTACCGAAAACCGATTTAGTCATTGATATATCGGCAACATTGGAAGATGTTCATGATATTTTGATGATGGTTTTGGAGGAAAAAAGTATTCCGAAATCTAAGATGCAAGAATTATTAGATAAGGCCGAAGATATTATTGAGTGGACAGATTTAGCTATTCGTCGTCTGAATCTCTCCAATGAGTGACAGGTGAGTCAGAAGATTGAGGATGCCACATTCCTTTTTCATAATAGGCTAGCCAAGTAACCTGAATTTTTGTACAATTATCATTAAAATTCTTTCGTTTTAGAGTATTTTCATACTTACATTCTTTCAGTTGCATATTTTGAGGTAGATTATCGGAGACTCTGATCCATTCCATAGTCTTATAATCATCATTATGTTAAGTGAAAATGCCCTGTGGATATATTCTAGGAGTTTCAGTCGGTATCGCTTTGTAACCTACTCAGCTCCTTACAAATGTAATGTAACGCTTTTGCAATATTGAAATCATCTTTTAAGTATTCGGCATCAGGAAATCTCTCTAAATGTCTAACTCGATTCTTTTCGAATTCTTCCGCATGTTTTAGAAAAACCTCGGAAAGATTTTTTATTGAGTACTTATCCATTGCTATATCATGTGAGCGGTGGCAATTTCATACGTTTTATACTATTCATAAATAAATTCCTTATACGATTTGAAAAAATCGAGAAACAACTGCGTTTCTGATTTTTCAGGATGTTTAAACCGATAGAATATATGGGGTATGCATAAAATAATAAGTAATACGCATAAAATGATTTTATTCATATCTATTAAAAATATCCCCCTCCCATCTGTGGATTGATGAATCCATATCCTTCGTCTTGAAAAACTTTACGCTTTAACTGATCAATTGTCAAATTCTCATCGGGATGGGACAACTCTCCTCTAGGAAAAGCGCTAGCAATAGCATAGCGTAACGCGTCACAATTTCTAACAACAATACCATTTGCTAAAAAATTTCCTGTTTCTGGAACAGATAGGCAGTAAACATCTTCAAAACCATCTTCTTCAATCGATTTTATCTTTGAGAATCTGACCGCATGTTTTTCCACAAGTCTTACTCCTTGAATATTTATTAGATCGATAATTTTTATTGCAAACAGGACAGATTTTGTCTATTTCATCGAATCCCATCTTTCTACGCCACCTAGATTTACATGCATTGCAGCAAAATTTAGAACGATTCTCAGCTTTTACTTTTGATCTATACGGTTTTTTACATTCAAAGCATTTGTAGTCAAAATATTCTCCATTTCCAAAATTACATCTTATAGCATGTTCACTATGCCATTTTCTACCTTCTTTGCTTCGATGCCATTCTTTTGTTAAAGGTCGTATTTTTTCCGCTCGTTTCCTAGCTCTTTCTTTGTTTTCGGGTTTAGAAGAATGGATACTGAGATGCCTGGAAGAATGGATTAGCTCTAAATTTTCTATAGAGTTATTTGACTTGTTCTCGTCTCTGTGATGAATATGATATCCTTTTGGAATATTCCCGTGGATAGATTTCCATACCCATACATGAGCTCTTATTCTTGGTTCAGTTGTGGATATCCAATATCCTTTTTGTTTATCCTGATAAAATTTCTTTCCAAAGTGAGTTTGATGTTCCATTCCTTAATTATAACACAAAATTTCATCATCAGGCAATAGATTCTGTATCTCAATGTATCCGCGCTTCGTGTATACTTGATGATCTGGAGTTGCCCTTAGAACTTTTCCATTTTCGAGGGTTAATTTAAGAATTCTCTTGTTTTTGCCAGTTTTTCTAGCGTTGAGAAAATCGAAATAAGATACATTTCCATTCCAAAAAGACTTCACCCTTCTTCCAAGAAAGTAATCTTTTTCCACTTCTTTTATTTGATAATTAGTTCCATCCACAAATATTTCTGTATCGCCAGTGACACAAGCGTGATCATTCTTCTTAATCGGTTTATCTTCTCCACGATCCGCTGCTTTAGGATCCCAAGCGTAAGACTGCACCTGATCTCGTAAAACCTGGCATGATTTATGGATGACGAGATTTTTCCCCGCAATGAATTTTCCCACCATTTTTATACCAAGAAGCACATCATTGTTTGCATCTATAACCGGAAGATCTGCCTGTCTAAGCGCCAACTTGAAACTCGCAGCTGCCGGATCGATATATATAGCTGAAATATTCTTAACACCTATAAATTTTTGAATATCTTGAACGAGTTCGGCATCAGTTTTGGCTCGTCCTATTTTTACAGAATCGTAATAGTACTCCTCTTCGACTCTTATTTGAGGCCATATATTTGGACTTATAGCACATAACACAGCCGCTGTTGCATTAGTGGTTCCATAATCAATCCCCACAATATAATAATTGGGAGAAGGATATGGATTGACGAATTCATTATATAAATCGTAAGTATCATATATCGCTCCAGAAGCTAGCGCCCACTCTCCTTTAATATATCTGTTGTACCACAAGCCTGTATAAGAAGATTTTAGGGCTTTCTTATATGCTTCATCCAAAATAGGATTGTCGTCTAGACAAAAGTTCCAATAGACTAGGTCATGATCTTGACAACGATCGATATAATCCTTCTTTAACCAATGTGAAGGGCCTTCTGGGTTGCAGGTCCCGAATAATTGTGCTCCAGGGACGCTTAAACGGGATTCTAACATTTTCCATACGGGTTCGGGTATGCAAACCGCTTCGTCCACGTAAGCATATGCAAGGGTACTTCCTTGAATAGTTGTAACAGCCGATACATCCGGTGCACCAACGAAATATATGTCTCTACCGAATAGGTTGATTTTTGTGCATTTGGGAGAAGGACAAGGAAATCCCAAGGTCCTATACATATGAGTGATGATATTACGATGAATGGTTCCTAAGCTTACACCAAGGATCATGGCATCACCAGGAACGCCATTTTTGAGTCTATCTAGAAACCTACGAATGCTTGCAAATGTTTTTCCAGAGCGTACAGCACCGACCCATATATTGAAACGGTGTGTGGCTTCTGCGTAGCTTTGATTTTGTTTAGGGCTGGTTATTAGACTCGTACTTTGCAAGTCGTGCCTCGAGTTCCATGATTTTGTTTTCTTTATCGATTAGATCGGCTCTAGGTGGAACCATGTCTTGAAGCTTAATTTTTTCGTCTTCGTCTTCTTTTACATCTGGACAATAAATTCTTAAAAATCGATGAGCAATAGAAGGATTAACATCGCCTGTAATCCATTTAGTTGCTAAAGCTGCCTGTACTTTTTCATAATATTCACGAAATTCTGGCTTCTGAAGAATCAAATCCCATTCTTTTTTGAGGATGCCATGTTTTAAAGAGTAGAACTGACAATATCTAAGTCTTGGTTCATCGGTTTCTTCTGTCGCCCACTCGACAAAATCTTCTCCTAATGAAATTAGATCTTCTTTAGATCGTGTGGAGGTTCTAGGTCTTCTTTCCAACGTATTTTCCTTTTTTAATTGCCATATAAACTGAAGGATATATTCCAAATAGTTCTTTAAATCTAATTCCAAACAACTTTTGATTTACATTCATTTCTTTTGCTATTTGCTTGCAGTTCATTCCTTTTTCAAACAATTTGTTAAAGATGTTTATGTCTATTATCACTCTATGTTTTCTATATTTTTTTTTCGACAGCATTTTTTTCAATCTTTTCCCACAATCTAGCATATTTTGCCCGTATTTTGGCAAGTATTCCAGAATGTCTTTCCGACATTTTAGAGATAAGGTAAACGGTGCGGACGATGCGAACATTGTCGGTATCTTCTGGGCCTACTTCTTTAAGTACCCAATCATTGTCCTCCTCTACGGCGTATAGTTCTACGAGAGGGATGACATCCATTAGGAAACTGGATAGTTTATCGAAATCGAAATCGGTGATGAATTCTTCGATTTCTTGAGGAAGTTCTTTCTTAGCCAAGCTATTTTTTCTTTTTCATCATTTTTTCGCCGAGCTCGCATTTTTTATCACGCTTTTTATCCATTTTGGCTAAAGACTTCAGCTCTTTAACTTCTTTTTCTGCATGTTTTTCAATCTTGCGAATTTTTTTGTCCATTTCTGCTCCTAGATATGAGACTTTCATTAAACTTCTAATTTGGCTGTGATGGTGATATCTTTTTCCTGATCCGTGTCACCGAACTCTTTGATCGTTTCGCTAAGAAATCTTTCAATGATCGGATCGTGAGTATCAAGGTGATATTCATCATATACGAGGAATTTTTTAGTCATTCGTTTATCATCGGTTTTGATACGTACAGATATTTCTGTTGCCATTCCCATACAAGTACACGCCTCTTTTTGATTATGACATATTTTGCAGCATTCGATTGCTTTTCCGTAGGTTTTGCATATACATTCTAGAGTATGTTCAGAACATAGGTCGCATTCTCCAGACATTATTTTTTCTTAGATTTTTTTGCTTCGGAGTATCCGATGGCTAGAGCTTGAGCCTTGTCTTTGACTACAGGTCCTTTCTTACTGCCACTATGGAGTTTTCCCTCTTCGAATTCTTTCATGACCTTCTTGATTTTCTTTTGTTTTCTAGGCTCTTTCATGGGGTATTCTCGCGTTAATTTTGAATCGAATTGTACACAAGTAAAATTTTTCATCCACTTGTTTTGTGAGATTTTGATTTTTTTTCATGGAAGATGGATTTTTCTTTTATTTTTATGCGTGATTATTTAACATGTTAACATAAACCTAATACAAGGAGAAGTGTGATGGGAAGCTTCGAAAAACCTCTTTCCTGGTTTGAGATGCCAGATGATTTTGATAGTAGAGAGTGCTGTGAATGTATGGAAAAGACCATTCTTTTGGATAAGATTGCGGTACACTTTATAGATGTATTGAGAGACCTTTATGGGAATGACATAATCGAACCAGAAGCATTGCATTACAGTTTAGAAGAAATGGCGGGATTGCTTGATATAGACTTTTATTTTAAAAAGTTAAACATTGATAGAATTCGTGGAATTTGATACTTTTGATGAGTATAAAACGGGGATGTAGGTGATGGAGGTCGCTACATCCCCTGGAGACGAAGAATAAAAGATCTCAAAAGGACGACCTCTTTTTAACATGACGGAGATATTATGAAAAAGGGAATTTTAATTTTTTCTATTTTTTGCGCGGTTTTCTCTCAAGCGCAGGCATTTCAAGGTCAAGCATATTTCAATACGTTTATGTTGGCAAAATACGGTGCTGGGGATAAGCAATGGCAAGAAGACCATGATGCTTGGTTAAATGCGGACGATGACAAGCCAATGCCGGAAGAGTTAAATGAATGGGATGGGAAAGCTTACCAAGACGGTAGAGACGCTGTGAAGCATGAGGAATATACGGTTTAATAATATAATTCCTACCAAAACCTAACGAATTGGTAGGAAATTGTTAGCAAGAGAAGATCTTTCTTTCTAAGAAAGGAGAAGACGATGAGCGATGAGTGTGATGAACATATGATGGAATACGTTTTCAAAGACAGAAATATTTCTAGGTTATTTTCCGACATAGCAACAGAGCTCTCTAAATGGGAAGGAAATAACTGGCTGGAAATGACGCAAGAAGAACGAGATGAGATGTTTTGTAAACTTGGGGATTTAATGAATAAAGTTGAAAAAATCACGGAGGAAATGAAAATGGATTTAGAATATGTAATAGTCAGAACCTATTCGGCCGGTGTATTCGCAGGATATTTGTCCAAAAGAGATGGAAAAGAAGTAGAACTTTTGAAAGCTCGTCGTCTTTGGTATTGGTCCGGTGCGGCATCTCTTTCTCAGCTGAGTCAAGAAGGTGTAAAAAATCCGGAGGAATGCAAATTTCCTCAAGAGGTTGAAAAAGTGATTTTAACGGAAGCCATTGAAATACTAAATGTAACAGAAAGAGCAAAAGAATCTATAGGAAACGTCAAAATATGGTCAGCTTAACTATTATCGGTTATGGTCATGGTTCAGGTTACGGCAATGGTTGCGGTTTCAGCGACGGCTCCGGTGACGGTGACGGTGTTGGTTCTGGTTGCGGCGACTATTGCGGTGACAGTTACGGCTGTGGCAACAGTTATGGTTCCGGTGACAGTTACGGCTGCGGTTCTGATCACGGTTGCGGTGACAGTTACGATGACGGTTCCGTTTGCGAAAGTTGAAAATAATTATTTTAAGTGAGACTAATGAAAACAAAATTTTTTACATTTTTGATAGCTTGCTGCGCTATCTCTCAAGTTTATGGTGTAGGAACAGACGCCATAACAGCCAATCCTCCTAAAGATGGAGAAGAAGTATATGTGCTTTTTATTGATTATGACAACATGCACACCATAAATTTTAACGATTGATTTAATGGAAGAAAAACCCTGGATGAAAACGTACTGCGAAGAAGAGGAAGCCAAATACGGATGTCACAAAAAAATTTTTATGCCACCACTGATTTGGTATGTCATGGTCGCTTGTTTTTTCTTATTGGTTTTTCTTCTTGGCTTTGACGAATTAGATTATTGTGCATGGCGGATAAAAGAATTTCTTGGTTTTTAACGAATAAAGCGGATAAAGCATGAAAAAGATTTTAAATTGGATCATATCGATCATAGACTGCCCGTCTCCGGTAGATCCAAGGCATTCGATGTATAGGAATAAAGAATGGTCTTACAATAAAGACTCTAGAATAATCTGATGAATATGATTTTTTTAGAAAGACCACCGATAAATAAAATTTTAGCGGTTACGCTTCCCCTATGCTGGATTTTGTATATTTTCTTTCATGATTGGGAACATGTATGGATTTTTCGTTCTCTTTGTGGGGTTAATATAGGCTATTCAGTAGTATATTTATGGACATACAACGATTTAAGAGATGAACTTTTGAAAGAACTTAAAAATAGGAATAAAAATGAAAAATAACATCGCACTTATACTTTTAACAGCCCTCTTCTGTGTAACCATGTGTCCGACAACAGGCACGTATACGGTTGACAAACAGGGATGCGTTCAAGTATAATATTTTTGGGTGGCGCGCCCGGTGTATGGCCTCTCCGTTAACGGCCCGAGTATTTTGGTGAAACTACACGTTAGGCTGTGAATGGTCGCCTTTTGTCTAAAAAGCGGATAATCACACAGATATTCACTAGCCCGCCCGTTGGCTGGTCGCTCCAAAACGGGCATTTTTTAAAATGGCGGGGGCGAAGTCTTATAGCATCGAATACTCGAGATATGCTTAGGGTTGAAATAGAATATTTCATCCTTACATTGGAACATGTTTCCGTCTAAGATTTCTTTTATGAGCTCTAATGGATCTGATTCCGTGATGAATTCGAAGCTTTCTCTTGGGGTCTTAATTTCTATCTTGTGAGCTTTCGTCATTTTTAGGCCTTCTATTGTAATCGATCAAAGAACATACAACGATCCCGAATTGAAATCCCAAGACGGCGGATGCTAAACATAGTGCGACTTCCATACATTCCTTTTTAGGACCATCTTACATTTTCATATTTTTTTGACAATATTTATGTTTATTCCGTAGATCTCCTCAACCTGTGCGATTTTTATTTTAGCTTCGGTAGTCATAAAGCCTTTGACTTCAGTGAATATGATATCTCCGGTCAATTCGCCTTCTTTGGGGGCCCAAAACTCCATAAAATCGAGTCGATATGTGATGTTTCCCGGCAAATCGAATGGGACCTGGCGCAGAAAGAACATTAGAGGCCTTTCTTTTGCGCTCTGAGCGAGTTTTAGCACCTTGTAATAGGACGCCTCAAGTTTAGATGAAAAATGCTTCTCGTCGCAAATTTGGGGCTTTGCGTTAAATTTGTGTTTTGAGGTTCGAAAGATCATTTGTAGGATTGCGTTTTCATAATTTTTTCCCTAATATTTAGAAGAACTGCATGTTGTTTTAAAGATATTCTTTTATTTTTGTCTAGGATCTTTTGTATAGAATCGATAAATTTAGTGTCAAAATCCGGGTGAGCATCAGCATATGATTGCAATTCATACATAAGCGATTCGCATTCTTCTTCGTGTATATAATCATCCATGAATTATTCCTTTTTGTTTTCTTCCTACATTTATATAAGATAAAAGAGCTCCTATGATCGATTTTCTGATCTTGAAAACAGGGACATTTCTCTTAAATTCTACGATTCTTCCGTAGATGGATTGCCATCCGTAGCGAGACATTATATCTAATACCACCTTTTTATTCACCCCAAAGTCAATAAGCCATTTTTCTACATCATAAGCATCTCTACATTCAAAATCTTTCTTTAGAAAGCATATCCTCCGCCGTTCGGATTCATCCGAATGCGGGGAGTATGTATTACATAAAGGAGTATGCTTATATGGAGTATGCTTTATGTCATCGCGTGACGGAGTCCTTTGGGAGGGAGTGTCATCCATTGTCTTTGGGTCTAGGGGTCCGTCACCTGAAAATTCTGCCCCCGAGTTGTGAACATTAGAGTCCTCTTCTATAGATTGTCGCATTTTTTCGATTATCACTTCGGCTTCTAGATTGCTAATTTCTCCGCATTGATATTTTTCTAGGTATTGAACCATATCGAATTCTTGCATAAATTTTTTGTTAAATTCCCATATTGGATTCACATAAATGCAATGATTGGGCCGCGTATTTATCTGTTTTCCTTCTTTGTATGTAGCTATTCTTCTTTCTTCAACATCAATTAGAGATCGACCTCTCAACTGTTCAAATGGCATTTCTAGGATTCTTTTTGCATTTGTGATGGCGCCAGCTGAGCAGTTGACTTCAAAGGCCAAACCATCTCGATTTTTCCAGCAAATGGTATTTCTTGCGGATCTCTTAATGACACGATACAACTCTTTCTCTATGGGAGATAAGCGGCGACGCGCATATGAGGACATGCCTGTTTCCTCGTCTATTTCTTGATGGATATATGTAAGATAATCAAGAATGTCTGGAACCCTTTCGTAATTTGAAGGTTCTACTTCTCGAAGTTTTGCGCTTGTGTTTTGAAAATCTTGATGAAAAGACATGATAAAGTTTCCTTTTTTTTGTAAAGGAACCTTTTCCGCTTGCCTTAATCCTAGACAACTGATATAGTCTGTGGTGTTTTAGTTACTTGTTGATCTAAAACCCCGAAACTTTTAACCTGTCTTCTAACAGGTTTTTATCAGTTATTCTAGGAACGCAATCTTGGCGGACCGGTTCCTTAGAAATTCTTTAGAGAGGCTAACGCCTCATCGGATTTTAGATCAAGCAAAAAGGCGGGATTTCCCGCCTTTTTCTTTTTATACCCCATCCTTGGATGGTGGTAAGGGTATATTCATCCAGTAGATAATGTCTCCCATGTTTGCAAAACATGAATCATTTCCAATAAATGGACCTAATTCTTCAAACTTCCAGTGCGGATCATGCCATTCTTTATCCAATGGCACCTCTTGTCTTAATCTATCATCCCATTCAACGAGTTCTTCGCCATACCATTCCTCGGGTTTTTCTATGTAATTTGCTAAACATACAACATCTCCATCCGTTACCAGTACGGTATGCCATGGTGACTTTGGAAATTCTTTTTCCACGCTTATCCACTCACTCACAAAACCCATATTTCCCTCTTGAGTTCTACGCCCCTTCCAGATCCATGATAGACGCGGTTGATGTAGTTTTTTTTCTCTAGAATGGTAAGCCAATGATGGATCGTGCTTTTAGAGACATTTTCCATTTGTGCCAGTTCTGCGTTATCTTTAGTGATCTTTTTCTCTTTTTTGGAAAGATCGGACAGAACTGCGTAGAATATTTTGCACCCGGGGGGCATATCTTCATCTTTTAATTTTCTGGAAATGAAAACACCTTTTTTCATTGCTTTGCCTCGGCATATTTTTCGGGGAAGACCAGTTCTTCCGCTGTAACTTCTCCGTTGGTAAATTTTTCTATTTTTAAAGCGAGTTTTGAGCTGACCCTATGTTTATTACTGCACACTAAATACATATACTGTTTCGAGACCCCCACTTCCTTAGCCAATTTCGTTTGAGTGATTTTTTTTCGAAATAGCCATTCTCTAAGCTCCATTATTTTTCTCCTTTTTATGTGTTTTTGTTTGACGTTATATTATTTAATATTGTAAAATAAAAGTCAAATGAAAAAAACAAAGGAGATTTTCATGTCTAACGAACTGATCAAGATGGATGAGAGTTTTGAGTTTCACCTCTCTAATATTGAAGGCACGCGTAAAATGGTCGAGGCGCTCATGAAAACGCCCCATTATGCCAAGATGGGGGTTGAGGGGATGTATGCGATTGTGGCCAAAGCAAAGGCCATTGGCATTGATCCTATGAATGCTCTTAGTGGAGCTTTGTATTATGTAAATGGTCGCGTGGGAATGAGCTCTGAGTTAATGGCGTGTCTTGTTAGACAAGCGGGTCATTCTATCACAAAAGATCCTGGCAGCACAGATACTAAATGTATTATTCATGGAAAAAGGAAAGACAATGGAGACACATGGACTGTTTCTTTTTCTATAGATGATGCTAAACGTGCTGGTATCTATAGAGAAGGAACTCCTTGGGGCAAATTCCCTTCCGTTATGTGCTATAACAGGGCGATGAGCATGCTGTTTAGACAATTATTTGCCGATTTAAGTAAAGGAGCTGGTTACACAAAGGATGAGTTGGAAGAGATTAGGGACACATCTACTCTTAAAGAGGTCGAAGCTGTCGTTGAGGAGCAAACGATCACAGAAGCTCAACACAGAAATATAGCGGAGTTGATTGGGGATGACACCGAATTTCAGAAAGATCTCTTAAAACGCATGAATACGGCGTTTGGATGCAATTCTTTCTTGAGCCTTCCTTCTTCTCGTTACGATGATGTCCTCAAGATCATAAAGAGACATAACGAAAAGAGATTGCAGGAAGAAATGAATAAGAAAGGAGAGGTGAGTGGAGAGTAGAAAAGGATTTATAGGGAGCGCCGATGCTCCCATTATTTTCAAAGGAACACCTCTTTCTTTGATCCGACTCTGGGAGGAGAAGACGGGTCTTACGCAGAAGGGAGAGATTTTATCGAATGCTATGAGGCATGGGAATAATACAGAAACAGAAGCTAGAGAGTTTTTCTCCGAAAAACAAGGGGATATTTTCTGGCCGAGTCGCATATTTCATTCAGATCATTTATGGATGAGAGCCTCTTTAGATGGGGTGAATTTCGATGGGGATAAAGCTGTAGAGATAAAATGCCCCTATTCTTCTGATCTTTTAGAAAAGGCTAGAAATGGCATTTTTAATCAGGATCACATTATCCAAATGCAGCACCAGATGTTCGTGGCTGATCTAAAGGAGATGTTTTATTTCATCTATAAGTCTCCTGATGAAAATGAGGTTTTCACAATATCTAGAGATGAAAAGATTGTTTCTGAACTCGTCCAAAAGGAGTGTGAATTTTGGGAAAAAGTCCGCCTGAAAAATCCTCCTGTGCAAGAGAGAGAAGATCATGCATGGCAATCTTTAGAGAATGCATATGCTGCGATTTGTGAAAAAGAAAATGAGATGAAAAGAGAAAAGGAAATCGTCTTTGATAAACTGAAAAATTTAGCCGACGGATCTTCAGTGGTTGGGAAAAAAATCATTCTCACTCGCTATTTTAGGAAGGGATCTATAAAATATTCGAACATCCCTGAGTTAAAAACTGTGGATCTGGAAAAATACAGAGACAAAGACATAGAAATATGGAGTGCTACGACTAGGAGAATGTAAAGCGGCTTTACATGGAGAAGAAAGATGCCTTTACCAATACAACTGGACCTATTTAGAGAGATAGACGATTTAGAAGAGATCAGAATGCAAATGCAGGCTCTTAAGGAATCTCAAGATAAAGTTAGAAAAAAACTTTTTGCAGAGCACGGAAAATTAGCAAAAATGTACATAGAACTGTTTCAGGAGTTTGAGTCTTGGAAAGCAATGGTGGCAAAAGGATACAAACCAGATCCAATTAAAATTTTTGTTGATGAAAACTCTTAATTACATTGAAATAAGGGCACTTTGGAAAAACCTAAGATGCCCTTTTCAAAAGCTCTAGAGACACATCCTCAGACATATATTTTGCGTATTTGTTTTGGATATCTCGTCTTCGTATTCCTGATATTTTCAATATTCTTTTATTTCAACGATTCATTCATCGAAAAATCTCAAGATCTTCTGGAAGAGGCCATCGAAAACCTTGTGGAAAGCGATGGATATTCAGAAGAATGTATGTGTGAAATGCAAGATTGAGAAGCCGGTATATGATTTTTATCAACGAAGAAAAGGATCTCTTCTTCTGAGAAAAACATGTATCGATTGCATCAAAAAAAATAATAAAGAATATAGAAATAAGGTCGCGCCGAATTCCCCCATTTGGGGGTTCAATACTTTCAATCGATTCACCTAGATAGCGCCGATTTTGATGAGATCGGCAAACTCGTCTAGATTATAGAGACTTAAGACCTTCGATGTTAATAGATGCGATAGTGATGGGGAATACACTGCCTGTAATATTAGGATTAAGGCTTACTGTAGAGATAGAAGTATTTCTCAGTCTAAGCATATCACCCGCTTTTACTTCGATGATAACATCACCTGTCGAATGACATGCATCATCACCAGGAGCTTGTGTATATCCACTATAGATAGATCCGGGAACTAGGGTGCCATTAAGCCAGAATCCGAATGACCATGAAGGTACAGGTATCGGAACAGGCGTAGAAATCCTTGCTTGTAGTTGCCATGCCATATGATAGATACCATGTTTCAAGAACTTAATATCTCCTGAAACGTTCATCTGGCTAACGTCAAAGTCTAAGGCACCAGAATTTGCATTCTGCTGATCAAAGAGCACTTGGTCACCAACTGCTGGAATATTGTAAGGTTGGATTGTTTGAGCAACCGAAGCATATACATTTAAATATGCCTGTTGAGGACAATCGCAATCATGGCTGCAATCGCAATCTTTACCAGCAGGACCTTGAAGTCCTTGCACGCCCTGAATCCCTTGAGGACCCATAGCTCCTTGTACTCCTGGAACACCTTGAGGACCTTGTGGTCCCATTAATCCTGGCACCCCTTGCGGACCCTGGATACAGCAACAACAATCTCTCTTATATTCATCACACATAAGAACTCCTTGTTTGTTTTTAATGGCTGCATATTTTAAGGCTGTACAGCGAAGCCTAGAAGCTTAAGATATATTCAATTCTTTTACACAGATATAAACATTGATATATTTGCTGTAACGCCAGAGGGTGCCGTAGACCAGTTTGCCGCTAGAAACTTGAATTCTATATAATCCCCTGCCGTTACTGCGACGGACATTGCTGTATTGTTTGCAGTAAATGTACCACCACCTGAAAAACTTATGGTACTAGATACCGTGTTATCTGTGGTATTGTTTACCCTGATGAAAAGTGTAGAATTTTCGGCCGTAGTGGAGGCTCCAGAAGCTACATATCGACTATATACAGTAGTGATAGTTCCAGAAGTAGCGATATAATACCTAGTGGCATTGTCGGATGCAGTAAATGCGGTAAAAGTGCTACCAGACTTTAAAAAGTACGTCACATTTTTTGTCGGTCCCGCATTATTACTATCTACATTTATATAATATCCAAATTTAGATGTTGCACTCGTCCAGTTCGTTGCGTCGCTTTGTAAAACATTTGTGCTAGTCCCTGGAGTAGCCCACGTTTCAGTGGAAGCGACCCAGTTTGTCCCATCACTTATCATTCGTTTTCGAGAGGTAGCGGAAGAATTAGGATATGTATTGGCACTGTAGACGTTGTTTGTGCCGTTAGAGATCAATATCTTTGATGCTGTCCCGCTAGCACTTGGATAAGTAGGGGTGCTATATGCGGGATTAACACCAGCACCGGATGATTGGAATGCTCTTCCGGCGCCTACAGCAGCAATACTTGTGATGCCGTTAGAAGCACCACCGACTAGAACAGCATATTGTGTCAATGTGATAGCAGAAAATGCAGATGTTCCATCAAATTTAGCTATTCCCGAAGAAGTAAGATTTAATGCGTTATTTGCTGCCATTTAGATTGCTACCCATATCACACCAGCAAATGTGGTTGCTGTGGGATTTGTAGACCATGTAGGGGTTGTCCATTTTAAAGTGATAAAATCCCCTGCTGTTACAGATATATTCAATGAAGTATTTGTAACAGATACAGGGCTACCTCCAGAAAAGTCAATCGTGCTGCTAATAGTATTGTCGGTGGTGTTATTTACCCGTATCGCAAGCGTTGAATTTTCATTTGTTGGAGAAGCTGTAAATGCAAATGTGCCATAAAATTTTGTGATTGTTCCCGTTTGGGTTATTAAAAAATTTGCAGCATTATTGGCAGATGTGAAATTTGTTGTAGTATTTCCCATTTGCAAAAAGTATGTCTGACCATCGGCTGGGTTAGCACTGTTTGTAGCAATATTTAGCTGGTATCCATATTTTGATGCAGCGCTTGTCCAATTCGTACCATCACTTGTTAAGATGTTTCCGCTAGTTCCCGGTACAGCCCAAGTTTCGGTTGAAGCTATCCAGTTGGTACCATCGCTTATAATGGTCTTTCTAGAGGTAGCGGAAGCATTAGGAAATGTCGGAGTGCTATATACGTTATTGGTTCCGTCGGAAACAAGGATTTTACCAGATGTTCCGCTAGTACTCGGATAAGTTGGTGTGCTATATGCGGGATTAGCTGCAGCCCCTCCCGATAATAACAATTGTCCTGCACTTCCAGGCCCAATACTGCTGATGGTATTCGATGCGCCTCCCACTAATACGTCATATTGCGTGACTGTATCGGCTGAAAATGCAGATGTACCGTCAAATACAACGATACCGGCTGTAGTTATATTTAGAGCATTGTTTACTGCCATGAAACCTCTAGGTTACGGTTATATTTCCAACGCTCGTCAAAACATTCCATTCCGCGGATGATCCGGCAACAACACAAACCAAAGAAACAGAGTCTCTGATATTCGTAGAGGCTATTGATCCAGTAATTCCTGTAGTGGTATTTAATGTTCCAAAGTGAATCACTTGGTTAGCATTTTGGGCAATCTTCCACCCCGTCGCGGAATTCATTCCAGTTACTGAAAATAGATTACCAGCTGCAGGAGATGCAGGCAGCGTTAACGTGAGAAGACCGGACTTATTACAAATATATCCATTGCCGACGGTTATATTTTGATCAGCAGTGATAACAGACCAGGTGAGACCCCCAGCAGCCGGAGCCGAGCTAGTCCAATTAGTCCCGTCGGATGTAAGCACATTTCCACTAGTTCCGGCTGTTGCGGGATATGTTGCTGTGCTATAAGCAGGATCTGCGGAAGCTCCTCCAGATTGTAGTACTTGTCCCGCCGAGCCAGCTGCTGTCGCCGCGACATTGCCAGTGCCAGCACCCAAGAGAACTCCATGGCTCGTTAGAGTAGCTACGCCGGTTCCTCCTTCTGCAACAACTAAAACTTTCGGTTTATATGCCATTGGTTACTCCGTTATCACACTATATTCCATTGGGTTCCGTTATAGACAATGGTCACCGATCCATAATTAACGTTAATTGTAGATGATGCCGCGCCATCTATGTTTGCTGCAGATGGAGTAATCGTGATGTTATTCGAAGCAGCTGAACCCACATTGTCCTTAATAATATGCATCTGTCCCTTGGTTGGGCTATTTAAGGGCGTAATTGTTCGTGCGGAAGACGTATCCACTAAAATTAATGCATCGTTAGGTGTGGTAGTATATGGATAAGCACCAGGCGTAGTTACATGTATAGCGTCATTTGAAGTGGTTAAGGGGGTTACGGTAGTGGATGCGAATATCGAGGATGTAGACTCGTATGTGCAGTTACCATATTTTATAGTTCCCGTTCCATTGAAAGTGAGGTTCCCCAACAAAGAACAGCCGAATAGGGATAATGTATTCGTGTTAATGGTAAATGTTCGTGGTGCTCCTGTTGCACCGAGAATGCAATTATAAAAAATTCCTACTCCACTGGTGGAAAACGTAGAGGTTCCCGCTATTGTCGTGTTGTAGGCGATGAATTGACCACCTGTGATCGTTAATCCAGAAAGCAAGCTATTGTCGACATAAACTGAGTCAGAAGATGAGATGTTTGCTAAGGTATAAATATTATTCAATCTGATCTGATTCGAAACAGTGCTGCTATTTACTAGAGAATTTGTTCCCCCTGTTGTGCTCAAGATACAATTTGTCAAATTCAGAACGTTGATAGCGTTCGAATTGTTTATCGGGGCGGATGTATCTGATGTGACTAGATTTAAATTCGAAAAATGCGCGACTGCTCCAGCTGTAAAGGTTATATTTCCTGCAATCGTTACGTCATAAAGTACCGATGTTTGAACGCTAAAATATCCGCTAGGTGTATTTGCGGTGATATGGATAGAGTTTGCGGGCATCGTAAGATTTTCTGTATACGTTCCTTTTCTTACGAAGATCGTTTTTACCCTTTGAACCGATGTTCCATCGGCAGCGGCTGCATTTATGGCGCTCTGGATAGTAGTAAAAGTTCCCTGAAGACCAGCTGTCGAACTTGCGTCTACAACGTATTCGGTCTGCCAAGTTCGATCTTCAACTTTCAGTGTGCTACCGGAACCTATCGTATCAACGACTTGAGTTGATCCAGAAGGTTGCCCTAAGATGTTCCAGTTTCCTGCTGTTGGAGACAAGGCCCCTCCAGAATCACCCGTGATTGTTTCTCCCACAACGGATCCATTTACCGCAATCGTAATGCTATTGGAGGCATTTGTTATAGTAATTCCAGTACCTTGCGTCAAAGTAGCTGCTGCTGGAGCTCCTGCAGTAGAGCCGATGATAAGCTGTCCATCAGTGGCCAAAGCCGTGGCCTGAGGAACTCCTGTTGCACTAGTAGTTAATACTGCACGATTGGCAGTTGCTAGGCCTGTAACGGTATTGTTTGCGGAAGAATATAAAATCTGATTGATAGTGGTAGTTGAGGGATATGTGGCCGTTGAATAAGATGGATCGGCACCTGAATTATTCTGAAGAACAGCACCGGTATTTGCTGTTGCAGCTATCTTGGTAATTGTAGATGTTCCTGCACCCACAAGCACGGCATGATTAGTTAGGCCCGTTAATGCCGTAGTAAGCGTGCTTCCAGAGCCGGAGGTAGTGATGCTTCCAGATCCTAAGATATTCCAATTTCCAGCTGTTGGAGATAAAGCACCACCGGAATCTCCGGTAATTGTCTGACCTACAGTCGATCCGCCTGTTACTTGACCTGTAATGGTCCCATTACCTACCGTCCATGTAATACTTCCATCAGAAGATCCTAATGTTCCCACACGTATTTTTGGCGCAACAGCAGATCCAATTAGAAGTTGTCCATTTTGAGTAACCTGAGCAGAACCAAAACTTACACCTGTCCCCGTGAAGTCTACGTTATCCGCAAACATTACTCCATTGTCAAAACCTGGCATTTTTTACCCTACAAATATATATTGAACGGATGCTTTCCAGTTTATAGTAAGTCCTGCGGCACCTAAAACTTGAAAAATCGCATTATTTGCACTAACTGTAAGTGTGCCCGTACATGCAGCCGTAGCTGCTTCTTCGAAACTGTCCACGGCTTGTCCCGAAAGAAGTGTAGCTGTCGCGCCATCTGTTCTAACGGCTCCTACAATAGTATAACCCGCTCCTGAAGGAGTAGAGGAATTGAATCCTACTATTTTACAGTCAAAAGTGTAAGTACCAGGTGTTGATCCCAGTGCTATCGTAATAACATTTCCTGTGACTGCTCCGACTGTCGTTATTGTTCCTGTGATATCTGTTGGACTGACAGTAATCGTTATCGTATTTCCCGATGCCGATGTAGCAACTCCCTGAGTTCCCCCTCCGGGAGTTACTACATTAAGAATGTTTGCTACTGGAATAGCGGTTCCTGAGTCTGTGACAAAAGAAGTTGGCACTGAAGGTGGTAGACTGCCAGCTGTTACACCCTGATAAAATTGTGACATCTATTGGTATCCTATAATCTGCAAATATGTGGGATTTGAAGCGGTTCTACCCCAGATAATCTGTCCTTTCCTCAATTGCTTCACTCCAGTTCCAAAACTCAGAAAAGCATCATGATTGGCTTGAAAATCAACGATTAGAGTCCCTAGAGGTGGAATAAAATCATGTGCGGTAACTCCATCGAAACTGATTTCAATTGAAGCTGTTGTGCTTCCATTATAAAGCTTCCAGATTCTTACCGAATCGTCAAATCCAGATCCATTCATCGCTTGAAAAGACCCGGTTAAAGATGCCGGATTGAATTCAGCTTTAGTTACAGCATATGCGTATTGAACATCTTGAGGCATCTATTTTTCTCCCGTCTTTAATAACTATGCAGTATACGCATAATTCCATGTTACTCCGTTTGAATAAACAGTAGCTCCGGAATATGCCGCGGACAGAACTTTTGTAGCCGCTGCGGCCCCTCCACCCACCAGATTTCCTCCAGCCGTTGCTATTGTAATATTATTAACGGCCGCTGAACCCGCGGTATCTCTGATGACAAATGTTCTTCCAGCAAGAGCTGCCGCGTCTGGCAACGTAACTTGTAGTACACCTCCAGATGTATCGCAAGAAATAAAGTAGTCCGTTCCTAAAACTGTGTAAGGAGTATTCGCTGTTGTTTTTGTAGTAACTGGCACAACCCATCCAGAAGCAAACTTAATACTCCCTGTTCCGGCTGTGATATTTACTCGAGAAGCGGCCCCTGAAGCAGTAATATTCATAGCATCTGTTACGTTTTCTGTAGAAGTCAAAGTCATGCTAGATCCGGTCGCAGTGATGAGGATATCTTCTCCAGCTGCTGCTCCGGAAGCTAGAATCTGAACGCCTCCCGCTGTAGATTCAAGAACAACGGCATCCACCGCGCTTTCTCCAGCTCGCAATATCAAAGATCCCGCAGTCGTATTAACAGTAAGATCAGCCGCCCCAGTAACTGTAAGATTCGAAGCGGTAGCAGAATCTAAACTGATTGCCCCAGTTGTATCGACAATGATACCTCCTGTTCCTGCATCGATATCGACACCTCCGGCTGCATTAGAGGCCACTATATTAATAGCATCCGCTGTGGCTAGACCACCTGTTAGGGTGATACCGCCAGCAGTCGATGTTAATCCGATGCTCGCAGCATTCGTTCCCTGCGCGGCGGTTAAGGTAATTCTCTCTGATGTCCCTCCATTAGTACCGATAGTGATAGCTCCGGAATCGTTCTCTGTCGCGGAAATATTTACCGAACCACCTGTATTCACGATGTCGATATCTTGACCAGCAGCTCCTGTGGCAAGGATGTCGATACCACCTGCTCCAGCACTTATCACGATCGCATCTGCTGCGTCTTCTCCGGCTGTGATATTGGCAGAACCAGCTGTTGTGATTATTGAGATGTCAAAGGCTCCCGTCACGGTAAAGTTAGAAGCAGCCGCCGCATCTAAGGAAATGGCACCTGTCGTATCTACGATAAAACCATTGGTTCCTGCGTCGATATCAAAACCGCCCGCCGCCCCGGAAGCATTCATTCTTATAGCATCAGCAACCGATTCTGTTGCTACAATAACGACAGAACCGCCCGTGTTAGTGATATTGATATCTTCTGTAGCCGCACCCACGGCGTCGATATCGATACCACCAGCGCTCGCTACAATACGAATCGCATCAACCGCATTCTGGGAAGAGGCGATGTTAACCTGTAACGCACCATCGATATCTACTCCCCCTGCTGAAGCCGCTAAATTGATCGCATCGGCACTAGCGAGAGCTGCAGAGAGTGTAATACCTCCGGCTGTAGATTCAAGATTGATGCTGTCGGCACCAGTTCCTTGCGAAGACAATAATGTAACCCTTTCTGATGTACCTCCGTCAGCTTGGACTATCACTGCTCCTGCGTTATTTTCTGTCGATTTAATATTGACGCTAGAACCGGTAGCAATAATATTGATATCTTCTCCGGCGGCGGCTCCTGAAGCCAAAATATTAACACCGCCGAGTGTGGATTCAATGTTAATTGCATCTGTTGCACTTTCCGTTGCAGTCAAACGAATAGAACTACCGGTGGCTGTTAAGACGATGTCTTCACCTGCTGCGGCTCCCGAAGCTAAAATCTTCACTCCACCAGTTGTTGATTCTATATTTATAGAATCTACTGCACTCTCAGTAGATGTAAGCCTTATCGAGCTTCCTGTAGCGGTCAAGACGATGTCTTCTCCAGCTGCAGCCCCTGAAGCAAGGATCTGAACGCCTCCCGCTGTAGATTCAATTTTCACAGCATCTGCAGCGCTTTCCCCAGCGCTAACTACAAATGATCCCGTAGCTGTGCTGATTGTTGCATCAGCTGAAGACGCAAGAGTCACTACTCCGGTGCCATCTGCTGTTAATCCTGTAAATGCTCCAGCAGCCGGTAATGTTCCCCCAATAGCTGGGGGAGATGCAAAAACAGGAGCTAAATTAGAAGGTGTTACAAAAAGCGCTAACAATCCTGTTGAAGGAGTTCCCGCAATCGCTTCCGCATCTGTTGCAAGTTGTCCAATACCAGCGGTAGTTTCTGTGGCTACAGGAGCACCCGCAATTGCCAAATTATCCGCATAGACTTTTGTGGCTACGGGTTCGCTATTGTCAGTAAGAATGACAGTACCATAAGTCGTCGTAGTGGCCGGTTCAACGCCTCCAGTATCCCAATTTCCAGCCCCTGACGTTTGGTATATAATAGGAGGTGAAACAGCGCTATTTTGCCATTGAGTTCCAGGAGGATAAATATCATTTGTTGTTGGAGCTCGTTGTGCATTGATAAAGATTGGTCTGGTGAAAGAATCGACCCCAGCTGCATCGTATGGAAAACTTCCGAAAGGTGTGGACATATATGCCTCAAAGTGGATTTGTTATTTATATCTGCACGTTCACGATTGCCATATTTTTTTGCAAAATAAAAATCGAAAATAATTCACTTGTACAATAAGATCAAATTAGATATGATTTATCAAAAAGGAGAACCTATGATACAAAAACTATACTTAACACCCGCAGAAGTAGCGCAAGTTCTTAATGTACATGCAGAAACGATACGTGTGGCTATAAAAAAAGGTCATCTGAAAGCCATAAAACTTAGCGACTCAAAGAAGTCCAGATGGAGAATTCACAAGGATGAGGTGAATAACTTCTTGTATCAGAAGACTTTAAATGGAGTGGTTTAACATGGAAAAAACAAAAAGTTTCTCTAATCACATAGAATTTATGGTTCTTATGGTGACAT